ATATTGTAAAGGATATTTTAACACACTTTAGAAATCCAGCTGTTCGTAATACAGTGCCTACACAATGTGGGTACGAAGAAGTTGTTTCTATAGAACCATTTAATGAAATGGTTGCTAAATTTGATACGGGCAATTCTGTATTGTCAGTGCTTCATGCTGAAGACATTAATATTAATGGAAAGAAAATTACTTTCACTCTTAATGAAAAAACAATAACTACAAATTTAATAAAAACATATGAAGTAGATACAGGTGGTGGTGAAGATCAGCGGCCGGTGATTAAAATAGATATGGAATTTGCTGGTTCAGTTTATAAAGATGTTATGTTCGGATTAAATGACAGAAGTGAAATGGGCTCAGATATTTTATTAAATAGATTCACAATGAACAGAATGAATGTTATGGTTAACCCACAAAGAAAATTTGTTGTTACTACCAAATATGTCCTTGACAAATAACTTCCAAGGTGTTATACTCTTATAATGAACTTCTATACCAATGTCCTACAATATGGAAATTCCATCCTTGTCCGTGAGGTCAGGGATGGAGAGCGCATGACTCGTAGAGTCAAGTATGAACCCACACTATTTGATATGGTCAATACCAGTGAGGAGACTGGATACAAAACTCTGGACGGTAATAGTGTTCTGCCACATACATTCGATTCCATCAAGGAAGCCAAACAGTGGGTTGCTAACCGTGAAAACCAAAAAGAAATAATCTTTGGCAACACGCAGTATCCTTATTGTTGGATTGCTGATGAATATCCTAATCGGGTTGATTGGGACTTGGATCAGATGCTCATGGTCACCATCGATATTGAGGTGGAGTGTGAGAACGGATTTCCCAAACCAGAAGATGCAGCAGAACCGATGCTGTCAATCACTATCAAGAACCACCAGACCAAACGCATCGTTGTGTGGGGCATTGGTGAGTTCGTCACTGACCGTGATGATGTAACTTACGTTCAGTGCGAGAGTGAAGTGCATCTTCTAAAAGAGTTCCTTATTTTCTGGGAACGCCACACACCCGATATCGTCACAGGCTGGAATACAGAGTTCTTTGATATTCCCTATCTGGTTAATCGTATTCGCAATGTCTTTGATGAGGAAGAAGTCAAACGTCTATCGCCGTGGAGAAATGTGTTTGCCCGTGAGGTGTATAACATGGGGCGGGTACACCAGACGTATACTCTAGATGGCATTTCTGCATTAGATTACTTTGACCTATATCGCAAGTTTACATACACCAATCAGGAATCGTATCGCCTTGACCACATTGCATTTGTGGAACTGGGTGAACGGAAGACAGGCAATCCCTTTGAGACATTTCGTGAATGGTATACCAATGATTATCAGTCGTTTATTGAATACAACATTCAAGACGTTGAGATTGTTGATCGCCTTGAAGATAAGATGAAGCTGATTGAACTTGCATTGACGATGGCTTATGATGCAAAGGTTAACTTTGTGGATGTGCTGGGAACGGTGCGTTACTGGGACATTCTTATCTACAACTATCTGCGTGAGAGGAACATTGTGATTCCTCAAAAGTCAGACAATAAGAAGGTGGAGAAGTTTGAGGGTGCTTATGTAAAAGACCCACAGGTTGGTATGCATAACTGGGTTATGTCTTTTGACTTGAACTCTCTGTATCCTCACCTTATCATGCAATACAATATCTCACCAGAGACACTGGTTAACAGTGGAGATAAACCTATAGAGGGAATGGTAGATAAGATTCTAGAGTATGGTAAGGTCGATAATGATACTGAGCATTGCATGACGCCAAATGGTGCACTCTTTCGTAAGGACAAACGAGGGTTCTTGCCTGAACTAATGGAAGGTATTTACAATGATCGTGTCAAATATAAGAGACTTATGTTGGACGCTCAACAGGAATATGAGAATACTGGCAACAAATCTCTACTCAAGGATATTGCAAGATATGACAACATTCAAATGGCGAAGAAGATTTCACTCAATAGTGCATATGGTGCAATCGGTAATAACTGGTTTAGGTATTTCAATCTGTTGGTTGCTACGGCTATTACTAGTAGCGGTCAATTGTCTATACGTTGGATTGAGAAAAGTCTTAACATACATCTTAATAAAATCTTGGATACAAAGAATGAAGACTACGTTATTGCTGCCGATACAGATTCAGTATACATTACGTTTGACAAATTGGTTACTAGGGTGTTTAAAGAGGGAACAGAAACTGATGTTATCATCAGTTTCTTGGACAAGGTTGCAAAAGAGAAGTTGGAACCTTTTATTGATAAAAGCTATACCGCACTTTCTCAAGTAACCAACGCATACGAACAGAAGATGGAAATGGGACGTGAGGCCATCGCTGATAAAGGTTTATGGACTGCTAAGAAGCGGTATATCCTAAACGTCTATGACATGGAAGGTGTTCGTTACTCTGAACCCAAGCTAAAGATTATGGGTATTGAGGCGGTCAAGTCATCTACTCCAGCACCGTGTCGAGAGAAGTTGAAGGAAGCACTAAAGATCATCATGGGTGGTGATGAGGAGATGCTAAATACCTTTATACAAGATTTTCGTGAGGAGTTTATGACATTACCACCAGAAGAGATTGCCTATCCCCGCTCCTGTAATGGACTGAAGAAGTTTCGTGGAACAGATCGTTTATTTGCACTCGGCGCACCCAAGCATGTTAAGGGTGCAATACTCTACAACCATCTCGTAGATGAGAACAAACTTGGCAATAAGTACGTTACTATTCAAGAAGGAGACAAGGTGAAATTTGTGAATCTCAAAGACAATATCTATCAAGCTTCTGCATTTTCTTTTATGACAAAGATACCAAAGGAACTTGACATTTTACCGATGGTTGACTATACTAGTCAATACGAAGATTCATTTCTAGCTCCACTTCGTGTGATAACGGATAAGATGAACTGGATATTGAAAAACGATGAAGTGGGAACACTAGAGGATTTCTTTGAATGAGATATTATCGCTACACACTAGATGACCTAAAGGAATCTTCTGATCGAAAACTATTCTCATACATCTCCTTCTTTGCAGGCGGCGGTGGATCATCTGCTGGTTATAAACTGGCAGGTGGTGATTGTCGTTTTGTGAATGAGTTTCAACAGGTCGCAGTTGATACCTATCTTGCAAACTGGCCAGACACTCCACACATTTGTGGTGATATCAAGAATGTAACTGGCAAACAGATTATGGAGATGACAGGGATTAAAAAGTACGAGCTGGATATTCTTGATGGTAGTCCACCTTGTCCACCCTTTAGTATGTCTGGAACTAAGAAGGCAGGTTGGGGTAAAGAAAAGATGGCTTACGGTATGAAGCAGAAGAACATCGAAGATTTGACATGGGAGATGATTCGGATTGCAGGTGAGATGATGCCGAAGGTTATCATATGCGAGAACGTCAAAGGTCTAACGATGGAATATGCAAAGCAGCATTTAGATCGCATGGTCACAGACTTTGAAGCACTTGGATATTCAACTACATTTAAAGTTCTAAACGGTATTCATTTTGGTGTTCCACAGAAACGTCAACGTGTTTTCATCGTATCAGTACGCAATGATGTGCTGGAAGATATTGGTATGCCGTGGATGCTCGTTTCATCTTTATTTCCAGATGGTGCAGATGAAGAACCATCTGTGGAAGATGCTATTGGTGATCTAAGACTTGATAATGAAAATAGTGTTGAGGCACATGAACTGCGTGAAATCATGAAGAAAAGTGCTAAATACAAATGGTTGAAACGTCTACCCAAGAACCCTGATAAGGTTATGTCAGTGGGTGATGACGTAGTGGGTCCGTTTTATGACAAGCTTATTGCACATAGAACTAAGTGGAGAAAAGAAGTGCCGGAGAGGAAAACTTCATTTTTTCAGTCTCGCAGAGTCCCTTGGCATCAGGCAAGTCACACGCTGAGTGAACAGGGATTGCAGACTAGTTTGGCAGTAAATCTTCATCCCGATGAAGATCGTGGGTATACAACTAAGGAGGCTAAGCGCATCATGACGCTACCGGAAGATTATATTTTGACGGGAACTCTTAACGAACGCTTGGCACGTATTGGTCTGATGGTTGCACCCATGATGATGAAGTATGTTGCAGCATCGATTTACGAAAAGGTATTGGAGCCGTACAATGAAGTACATAACAGCAAAGACTGATTATGGTGAGAAAGAGACTTTCGAAAAGTGGAACGGTAAGTTCTATGATGAGTCTGATCTTGATGAGATTATTCATGTAACAGAGGACACTGTTATCATGCGTCCAGATGCTACACTTGACGGGCCCGGTGTTCCTATTGCTTATGTGG